AAATCGTCAATATCGTAAGGTGGCACCGGCTCTGCTCCGAATATTCTCTTCTTTGCGTTTGCTGTGTTTTGTGCCTGCGCCGCATCAGCCAGAGCTTTGGTCACCGCAGTGTCTTTTACATAGTCCCACTTGTATTCGCCATTAATCTTTGCATATCTGTAAGCCTGTCCACCATATTCTTCGTTGTTTACGATGTAAAACAGGTCACCTAAGTGTTTCTTTTTAGTTATATCATCTGTCCAAGTGGATGCCGGTTCATTGTTACCATCAGGAACATAGTCTCCAAAGAATGCTTCTATCTGCCCGTCAATCTGCTCCTGAAGAACCTTAATCTGTGGAGAATACACCTCTGTAATAAATTTCTCAACCTCGGCATTTGCCACGTTCTCAGGCGTTTTTCCTTTAATCGTAAGCTCTGTGGCATTAAGATTGACGGCCCCTGTCTCTGCGTCAATACGGAACGTAATGTTCCCGTCATTGTCTTTTGCCGTGAATCCTCTTGTGTTGATCCAATCCGACTGTATACCGATGGCATACAGAATGTTCAGCACTGCATCGCCGTTACTGTCAAATCCAGCTTTCCAAGTCTGACCTCCGTCTACTGATAAGAAGAATCCATCAGCACCCGTCTTATATATCACCTTAGAATCAGCAAGTGTGGGTTTGTCATGCCTATATGAAATCGTGGAACCGTCTGTCTGAGCTTCTTCTGTATAGTAAAACCCAAGGGTGTTGGCTGCTAGTTCGTTCATCTGCTTTAGCTTTGCATCATAGGCAGTAATCTTTTTCTCAGAATCTTTCTTTATGTTGTCGACCTCGACCTGCATACTATCTGGATAGTCAGCATTGATGTCCTCCATGCTTTTTGCATTGCAAGAAAGACTTGTACTTCCAGAAAAAGCAAAGTCCACATCTGTCAGATATGAATAGTAAATATTGCCTTTAATGTCGGAAAATGTGACCCTATCTCCAAATGTGGCATATCCAATCGCTGTGCTGTCGCAAGAGAACGGTCTTAATCTCATACCGACAAGTTCTTTTCCAATCAGGTCAATGCCCGTCTGTTCATTGCCACTCAGAAGCTTGTTGTCGATCGTGATGACATACCCGTCTGTACCGTACTTATATTCCGTCTCATTATCTGTATACTTGACCCCAGTAACAACCACGTCGTCAACATCATAGGTAAGGTTCCTGATAGCATTTGGATTAAATCCTTTTCGTTCAAGAACTGTCTCGATCTCGTTACTTCTAACATCAAGGATAGTGTTTTCATTAATGTCATACCATAGAACTGCTTCTAATGTAATAGTGTCTGCACCATCACCAAAAGTGATGATTCGCAAATTATCATTCTCATCAATGCGAGCGTTGCCGCCTGCCAGAGCTGCAACCATACCGATTACTGCTCTAAAAGTGGTGTTTTCCGGCTTCTTCTGTACCTGATAGTCTGCGTTTTTAAATGTTGCGTCGCCTAACACAATCCCGGTCTGCTGACAGGCATCTTCTAAAACCTCTCCTGCAGAGCATGGGAAGACAAGATTCGTTTTGTAGTCCGCCTCCGCCTTACTCATATAGTCCAACAAAGTAAGGTTAATCTCATCGGACGTGGCGGGCTTTTTCGACACAATAAATGTGCCACGGCGAATGGTTTCTAATCTATCAGACAGTTGCAAATTTAAAAATAGGGTAAACTGCGCCCCGGCAAAGTTGTAGTCAGAGAACCTATCATCATCATTAACCAGTGCCAATGTTGCTGTTTTTTCAATAGCTACACCTATCGGGAAGTCCCCGGAATCAGAAGAATCCACAATTCCGTTTCCGTCAAGGTAAAAATCTTCTTTTTCCAGGCTTAAAGTTGTCTCATCACGCAGTACCGCATTCGCCGTAACATAATAGTTACTATTTAAGAGAGATTCTGTTTTTAACTGATTTGTAACATTAATCATACCGGTCGAACACTCCTTACATTAATAGTTAATCCTGTCCATCGTTCCTCATTGTCTTTGAGCGTTTGCGCTGCCATGTTGAAATTAGATGCATAGAATGTTTTGTCAATCCATTTGCCGGGTGTCCGAGGGTCTTTGTGATGAAAAGTGAACTGACTTTTATTAATCATTAAATTCAGAATGTTCGCAATCTCTCCCCATTTAAGTTCTCCCCATTCCATGTCATATCCGGCGATAGTCCCTATTGGCGTGTTATGCATAACAAGATCCTGACTTCTCTTAGAGCTTTCTGTTGATGTAGTTGCGAACACCGGTTTGTATGTGTCGGGGGCCTTTATAATGACCCCATCAATCTTAAACTGTTCTTGCGACATTTACACACCTCCTAACAAGAATGGATTTTGACCGCCATTTCTGCGTCTCCTAAGCTCTGCTTCATCAATAATAATGTCTAATAGCTTTCTGCCAGATGCATTAACTGTAACATTGTAGGTATTTCCGTCTCCCTGTCCTTTTCCTGATTCTTCCCGGACGATCTGACGTAACAGACTTTCCGGCGCTTCCAGGTTATTGCCTTTCTTCTGGTCACCTAATACCGCAAGGAATTCTGACCTTGGTGGAATAACTGCACCACTGGCCAGATATGGGATAGTTCCGATACGTGGAAATGTTGCATGAAATCCAATAGTCTTTGAACCAAACGGTGTTGGAACAGTCCAAGGCCCAAAGGAAAATGCAGATTCAATTCCACCAATTGCGTTATTAATCATCCCAACTGCATTATTAACAATGCTGATTGCTTGATTGATCGGAGCTTTAATAAAATCCACAATGCCTTCAAACGCAGATCTGACTGCATCTCTGGCGGCATTAAACTTATTGATGATAGCATTTTTTATCGCTTCTACTTTATTAGAAACAAATGTAGTTACATTTTCCCATACTTGGGATGTTTTATTCTTTACGCTATCCCATACGCTCGCAACTTTTGTTTTAATTGCATTAAATACTGTGCTGGCTGTGGATTTAAGAGAGCTCCAAAGGCCAGAAAGTGTCTTTTTGATTGCGTTCCAGATTGTTGAAGTCAATGCTTTAATCGCATTCCAAGCAGTACTGATGATGCTCTTTATTATACTCAACGCACCTTTTGTTACGGTTTTAATTATCTCCCACGCACCTGACACAACATCTTTGATAAAACTCCATGCTCCATCCGCAATCTCTTTTATTCCCTGCCAAGCCAGTTCCCAGTCTCCTGTGAAAACGCCGACAAGAAAATCAATGATTCCGCTCAGTGTATCTGCTACATCACCAATTATTTTAATTAATGATTTCATAACTTTTATTGCTACGGTGCCTACAACGTTAATTATTTCTGCCACGACCGGAAGCAAATTCGCGATTATCCAGTTAATCAAAGGCACTAATACCGACTCCCACAGAAGTTTCAGAGAATCAATGAGTTTTCCGAGGAATGTTTCTATCTTTAAAATCGCATCCCCTAATGGTCCCTCTAATAGCCCTTTGAACTGTTCTGCCAGTCCTTGCAAAACTGGAAGAACATAGGTGTTGTATCCAGTTATCAGAGTCTCAAATATGCTTGATAATCCATTCGCTATAGAATCAAAGAACGGCTTTACGTGTTCATCGTATAACCTCGATATTGCGTCACTAAGGTTTTGAACAACTGTTAAGACCCCACTTGTTACAGTTTCTATTACTCCGAGGCTACCCTCGATTGCGGACTTTAAAATGTCCTTGTTGTCGATAAAAGGCTGCGCAATCATGTTAAGGATATCTCTGCCAAGTTTTGCAGCCGTTTCTGTAAGAACCATTCCGATTTCAGCAAAGATTCCGATTAAATCCGCAGTAATCTGCTGTGCGGTTTCTCCACCAAAAACTGAGAAAACATCCGCGAAGGCGACTGCAAGATTCCCTGCGATTTGCGAAATTTCAGAGCCGATATTGAACATATCTATCAGATAGTTCTTTATTCTTTGCGTGTTTCGCTTTAAAAACTTTTCGATTCCGCCTATAATGTTTTGCGCAATTGTCAATCCGATTCTGGCAAATGAGCCAGCAACTTGCCCAATTGCATATGCAAATGAATCTAAAAAATTATTTGCTGCTTTGGTAACTTTTGGGTCAGTGAAGATATCCTTTAAGGATTTCCATATAGAATCAAGGTCCTTTTTTATTCCTTCAAAAATCGGCTCGTAGTCTCCTAACCCATCCCAGAATCCTTTTGCGATTAACTTAGCCAGCTGTTTAAACCTGTCGATTATCTTCTCTAACGGCTTTGACATCTTATCAAGAACTGTCTCACCCTCTGCTACTTTTCCATAATCAACGTTTTGCACAGCATCTTTCATTTTGTCCGCAAGTCCGCCGGTTGCGCCCGGCGCACCCGGTACTTTTGATGACGAATCCACTCTTTTATCAGTTGAGTAATTATTTATTTCGTCAAGAGGGCTAAGATATCCTTTTGCCGCCTTAGTAGCTTTCTTAGTTGCATCTGCTGTATCATTTGTCGCATCTGCCAGTTTCTCGGCGTTGTCGGCGGCATCTCCATATTGGTCTGCCGTATCAGCCATCGGGTCTGTTCCGACAAGACCTGCGCCACTTGCACCTGTCTGGCCAGAAGATTTCTTACCAGTGATTAACTCCGTAAATGACTTAAATGCGTTTGCCAATGTTGCCAATTTTCCAAGAAGAGTGTTAATAACTTTCAGGACAGGAGTGAAGAGATTGATTAATCCCTGTCCAACTGTTGCCTTGAGAGATTGCAGCTGTAACTGCATCACTCGTACCTGGTTTGCCCAGCTGCCAGATGTTCGGATAAAGTCACCAGATGCGGCAGACAACTGTTTCTGTACAAAAGCCAAGCGTAGAGCCACTTTCTCCTGTTCAGTCATGGCGGATGTGGTTTTACCATAGCCATTTGCCAGCGCGAACTGGTCAAGCGCCGACTGGGTCATTACCACACCGAGGTCCTTGAGTGTTTCCGTTTCACCTGTAAACACTGATTTCAGTTTGATATAGGCTAAGTCCTGACTGATGTTGTAAAATGATGCTACGTCACCAGTCAGCTGTGTCAGAGCTGTTGACATGTCGTAAGCCTGTGCTTCGGAGAAACCGAACGACTTAGACATTGCTCCGAACGTTCCGACATACTGTTTTGCCATGGTTTCTGACAGTCCGGCAGAGGTCATAGCATTCTTTGCAAATTCGTTTACCTTGTCCGACATGGTTGTGAATGTAACATCGACCACGTTCTGCACTTCGGCAAGGTTAGAGCCGAGTTCTACGCATTCCTTACCGAACTGCGTCAGTTTTCCAATCGCAAATGCTCCGCCAATCAGTACGCCTATTTTTTTTACTACGCTGCCAAGTCCGTTAAAAGACTGCCTGATTGCTGATACGCCGTTTTGCACGCCTGATGTGTCCATTCTGGTATCAATAATGACTGAGCCATCAGCAGCCATGTGTCCACCTCCTAACTATTTGAGGTTCAACATCTCATTCAGCTTATCTTTATAAGCTTGCTCCTCGTCGCTGAGACGTGTTTTTATGTCAATAATATTCTTGTTTTCCTGATAGAATTTCTTTTCCCATTTATCGAGTTTTTCGCCCTTTGTTTTTTTTGAACGAATTCCAACAACCGTGTTGAACAGGCACTCTCCAGACTCCATGAAATATCCAAAGAATGTCCACCAGTGCATATAAGGCACTGCTCTGATTTCTTTACCAGCAGCCTTGTTTACAGCCGGAACAATCATATCTCCGTCCTGCTCCCAGTCCATCAAACGAGGTTTGGGCTTGTTCGGGCTATCATCGAATTGGCCACAATCAATAAACTCGCAAGCTTTCTGACAAGCTTCCGTAAGATGTTCCGGGGGTATACTTTGCCAGTCCTCAAACAGAATCTGCAACATAACAACTGCTTTCGCTTGTTCGTCCAGTTCCGGGTCATTCATAGCGACCAGAATATCAATAATCGCCCGAAAATCTGTCCTGATAGAAAAATCCACCTCACCGATTTTTAGTGAGGTGGGAAGTTCATAGGCGGTCATTTTGCATACTTCTCCGTGTACCTATTGACCACTTCCTGCATTTTTTTCTTTCTCTTTTCAATTTCCGGAGTAAGTGCTTCGTTGATTTTGTCCAGAACGATATAGGCGAACACCTGACCATTTCCAAAAACAGTTGTTGCGGTAATTGGTTCTTTGAATAAATCCTTAGATGCTTCGTATCCGAGCATATAATTGATTTTGTCCTCAATCTGTTTATTGATCTCCGCCATCTCTTTACTAGAAGAAACATTTTTAACAGATTCCTGAGCCTGTTCAAAGAAAGTTTCCAATTCTTCCGCTCTTGCTGCAATGTTGATGTCAGTAGGGTTTAGTTTAAATGAAGAGAATACTTCGCCCTGTTTGTTTGTGAATGTAAAAAGAAGAAATCCATCATCAATGTTTGTGTTAATTGTTTTTGCCATTTTCTATACCCTCCTAAAATTATTCGCTGTCAGCTGTAAATGTACCAGAACTGATATCAAATTTTCCTTTGACACGTTCTCCAACGTAGTTCACGGTAAACGGAATCTGATAGCCGGATGTATCACCACCATAGGAGGTCGGTACAACGTAGCAGTCCTGCTGATATGCTTCATACTTGCCTGCTGTAGCTTCTGTCCAGAGATGGACCTCAACTGCTTTTGTCTTGAGGTTGTCGTCTTTGAGACGTCCATCTACAATCTTCTGTAACGCTGTGAACAGGTCAGAAGTAGTGTCTGCATAGAACGGATCAGCATCAGAAGAAACTTCGTAGCCGTTATGTTTGAACGTGGATTCTCCGAGAATGTTTTTAGAGGTTTCAGTGTCCGGATTGAGTTCTACATTGTACTCTTCCAGATCCTTGCCAAGACGCTCATATTTCGGTGTCAGCCCTCCACAGAGGGAACCTGCATCAATATAATGAGCCATATATTTACGGTCAATTTTGCCTGTAACTGCCATAGAAATATCCTTTCTGCCTATAACTTTTAAAAGGCTGTGTAGGTTAGCGGCTATCTCCAATTGATAGCCGGTTGTTACGTTATATTACTTCATAAGTGTTTTCGTAGCGTACCGATAATGGCAATAACCAGTCCTGTACACCGTTCTCCTGCGGCTCTAATCCGTAGGAATTATCACGAGTAATACGTTTTATTACTCTTCCTTGCGAAAGCTCTGGAAAAGCATTTAAGCGTGTCTCAGAGCCATTTATAATAACTGGTTCTCGACATATCCATTTACCGAGATTGTCCAGAAACTTCTGAACAGATAACTTCTGCCGTTCTTTGTCGGATGCTGTTCGGTACACTACATAAAATGGGTACTGACAAATTTGGTGCATTATTCCGCAAACATCTTCTTTTTCTGAATAGACCAACGCCCCGTTGTCTGCCGAGAATGCAATTCCTGATTCCTTGCCGAGTTCCTCAAATTTGATTGTTTCATTTTCGTATAACCCTGGATACTGGTTTAGAAGTGCTTTCATGGCATCTGTCAGAATCTCATATCCAGTTGCATCTTTTCCGATAGGTTTATCCGCCATGTCTGCCACCTCCTGCCTGTGCTTTTACTTTACGAATCCATGTGTCGCCGTATTGTCGTTTAGCGGCATCGAACCACTTTGCTTGTGCCTGTGGGTGAATTTGTTTGGTGTATTCAAGATTTTCCTTTGCGGCTGTCTGACCAGAAAACTGACTAACAAGAACTTTCTTTGCTCCACGTCTTGCGTAGGGACTTCCAGTTGCTTCATCAACCATTCCTTTCCCCTCGTACAGAAAACGCCCATAAGGAGCCGCCGCCGCGCATACTTTCCCAGTTCCTTGCAAAGATGTACTCTCAACTCTTGTCCGATTGATAAAATTTCCGGTAATCATTGGCATAAATGGAACCATGCTGTCCATAACCATTCCGTCAAGGAGATACTGGGCTTCTTGATACTGTCTGGAAAACCTGTCCATATTCAGCTTGATTTTCATATCTCCATCGACTATGGAGAATCCTTTGAAATGATGAATCTTACTCATATTACTTACCCAGAATCTCAAAATGTGGAATCAGCGTATACGGACCGCCTACACTGGTAATCTTAAACACGTTGTCCTTGTTCTCATTCATGTACTGGTAGAATCCATTCCGATAATCACCATCAGATACCGTTCCACCAGTCCACTCACCCTCCCAGAAGAATGATTCATCTGAGAATGTAATAGTGTCTTCCAGAGCGTTGTTAATCTGCCTTTTCCACTCTTTAACTGGCACCCATGGGAGAATCTTACCATTCTTGTCAGTAATGGTTATATCGCCATTCTGAACAGTATAACGAATGTGTAACTGTGCGTTGTCAGTTGCGTCTGGTCCGTACTTTTTAAGAATTGCCCCCTTGTCCGTAATGAGGTCAACACCGGATAAAACATGAGGATACCAGTATGCATCTCCTGTCGTGGCTGATTCATAATAATCAAAAATCGTCACAGTTTTGCTATACATGATACCCTCTCCTTAATTATTCTTTCTGCACTGTCTGCTTAATAACCTGATTCACACCAGTAGCCGACAATCCGTTAAACATACCGACTGCAACCGCTGTGATATAATCCGTTGCCGGGAAGTCCGGGATAACTCCCATCCCGACAGCTCCGAGAATGCCACCAATAACCGCCATGATTACCGGAATCCATTCATCAGAGATTCTTTTTGATGCTTTACAGCCCATTCCTACGATGTAGCAAATCATAACGATTGCGATACATGAGCCAAGTGTTGAAATGTCCATTATTCAGATACCTCCTTAAATTCTTCTTCAAATTCATCCTTTACCATTGTATCGAAATATCCTTCTTCATCACGCAAGACGTAGTCTCCGGGCTCTATGAGTACTGAATCAACCATTTCGCCATCTCTAAATGGAGCAGGATATGTAGAAATCTCAATGTGAGGTGGATTAAGATTGTTATTAATTTTTACCGAATTGCCAACAAACTTTTCAATTTGAGCTATACTCTCTGGAGTGGTAAAACATTGAATAGCTTCAACTATAATCGGTTTTATTCGCGCATATTTCATACTCACACCCCCGCATATAAAATTGGTATTCCATCATCCGTCCTTACTCCCATCAGAAACGGTAAAGCTGTCTTTAAGAGTAAGTCATTCGTTTTCTGCGTATCTCCGGCAGCGGTATACACCGCGCTCCATTCCTTTGCGCTCGCTCCAATCTGCTGTGGTGTTGCGTAAGAGATGGATTCGCTGCCAGAACTTACAGATGTTACAACGCCTGTTGATTTGTTCCCGACATTTATGTCGGGAACATTTGCTGATGCCTGATTGATTGCATTCTTTTCAGCAAGCTCAATCTGATACATTAATTCAGCCAGTGAACAGACCGCCTTTTTGATACGCTTCTGCGAACGTTCATTTATTGGCAGTCCATCCACCAACCTGTCAAACGTCATCGCGTCTATAAAATCACTAGCTTTTTCTGCCAGTCGTGGAAAGTCGGTTTCTGGTACGACATTGCCGAATGATTCTGTATAGAATTTATAATCTGCATAAGCCATGCCAGTCACCCCCCTACGTTTATAATTTCGCTGTTACGCTTGCACTTCCGGCATTCAGTGCCTTGTATGTTCCGTCACACTCAACCACTGTAATCTTCTGCCCGGTTGTTGCCTTAATATCAGCCTTTCCGTCCCATGTAGTCCAGTTTCTAAGATTCTGTCCATAAGTCACAGCTGTTTCAGACGCACCAACTTTGTATTTGTATACATTGTTAACGTTTTCTTTAGCTGGATTTACAGTGATTTTTGTATTACCGGTTGCTGCTCCAGCCACGGAATTCACTGTCAGAGTGCCAAGTGTTGGTGTCTCATCAATGGTGATTACTGCGATTGCATCAATGTACTCCGCAAAAAGAGTAAGTCCCATAACAGCGAACGCTTCGGACACTGCTGTGTGGTAGTTGCCCTGTGTATGGAATCCGATCAGGTTTGTCTCGCCAGAAACGGTATATACAAGGCCTGCTCTTGCGAAGTCAGATTCGTTCGGGTCAACATAGTAAAGTACAATGTTCTCGACAGGGGTAGCAATAACCTGTCCTCTTGGAATCTCGCTGTCAGATAACAGAAAAATGGTATTGAATCCCATAAAATCTTTCATGTACTGAAATCCGAACTGACTCTGAATAGTAATCTCAGCTGCTCCAAGGTATTCATATACGTCCAGAATGTTGACAAATCCAACAACGCCAGTCACGTTTCTGTGCATTTGCTTAAATTTGTTCTCAACACGACCCTTGGCCATTGCCAGAGCCATCTGGAATGTGGTTTCTGTGGAAGTAAGTGTACCGGTTTTCAGATAGTCATAGAATCTGCCGGTAACATCAGTCTGAAGCTGGAAAAGGAATTCATCATCGGTCATCTGAACAGCGTTCTCGTAACCGTGATCCTTAATCGCTTCGATAGATACAGCCTTTGCGTACTTCTCGATAGTCATTTCCGCATAGGTCTTTTCTTTTACGGTAAACTTGCTGTAAGGGATTTCCTCACCCTCACCAACATTTCCACGCTGTAAAGTACCCTCTGCGTATTTGGACTTGAGTACAGCACCCGGCTGCTTTTTGATAGGTCTCATGATACCCAGAATCTCACGCAAGTGTTCCCAGTTTCTTTCGAATCTGGTAACAAAATCAATCTCACGTGCCGTTACCTGGATATCATTAGTCATAATAAGATTTGTTTTTGCTGGCATAAAAAATCCTTTCTACCCATAATTGTTAAGGTATTGGGTTAGCGGCTATACTCTGGTGTATAGTCGGTGTAAAAATCACTGGAATAACTGGATATTCTGAGCAATTGCAGCCTGTCTCTCGGACGGGTCTTTGATCGCTTCGATATCTTTTTTGGTCATACTTCCCGGTGTCTGCTGCTGTCCAACGTGAGTGGTAAATCTTGCCTGGTTCTGCTGAGCCTGCTGCTGAGATTCGTCCACAAAAGCGGATGCATCAGACTGTTTCATCTGCTCAATCAGATCATTTAATCCGAGAATTTTGCCGTCTTTCAGCTTTAATCCTGCTTCTTTGATGTCTGCCATGACTGATTTCTTTGCCGCTTCGCTGGAAAACTTAACGTCATCGAGTGCCGCTTTCAGAGCATCCGAGAAATCACGGTCGTAGATTTTTGCATTGAATTCTTTCTCTGCATCTGCCGCTTTCTGTTTCCAAGTCTCTAACTCGCTTTTAATATTTGCCGGGTCGATACCGTCAAAACTTTTTAAGGTTTCTTCTGCTGTCTCAGCACGTACTTTCCAGTCATCACGTTCTCCCTCGACTTTTGACAGAGTTTTTGCAACTTCCTTTGCATTCTTGTAATTCTCAGAGAGTGCTTTCTTTACATCTGCCTGTTTATCCTCCGGGATTTCAATTCCAAATGATTTTAAAGTGTCAATAAGTTTCTGCATAACATCCTCCTGGTCGTGTTTATTGACCTGCCGCCGCAGGTAAATGGATTAAGCCAGTTAGACCACTGGCAAGGTAATCGGAAAGGCAGGAATCGAACCTGCGACCTCACATTTACAGTGCGATCTACCACTGAGCTACATTCCATGCCGCCTATAACGGCCAACCCTCTAAAAAGAAACTGGGGTGAATTTCACTTCTTTCGCTATAGCGTAAATCCACCTGAGACATAGACCACCTGTATACAAACAGCTTAACTCTAAGCGGATTAAAGCGGAGCGCCCGGAATCGAACCGGAGACCAGAGTGCGACTCTGTCAGTTTTCCACTAGCGTACATTCCACATAACCCGGATTCCCGGGTTAGCAAGGTGTTTAACGTGTCATGCCTGCCACGAGTTGTTTCGGATATTTATTTCTTTTTTAAAAGAAAAGTATGAATAACAAAAACCTTAATCAAGGAGGTGAGCCATCTTGCGTGCCAGATGGCAAATACGCACGACAGGATTCGAACCTGTTCAACTTTCCGTTAAAGCGTGCGTACCAGCTACTAAATTAAAGAAAGGAGGATTAAAACGAAAATGTCAAAAACAACCGTTTTACTTGTGCTTCCTGCTGCACAATTACATTATAACAGATTTCTTTTAACTACCTCTCTACCACTTTTGTGTTTTTAGAGCATATCACGGAGTTTTTCTACGTATCTCTTGACAAGATCACGTTCTTCCCGGCACTCTGCATCCTTGGACATATCACTCATTTCTGTTGTAAGTTCGTCCAGATGTTCTTCCAATGCGGCGAGCATCTTTCTTTTGCAGTCTTCAGACTTGCCGGAACGATAGCTCTGTTTCTGCGTCATGTAATCGTCATAAGCATCTCGCCCATCAGAGCGGCTGTAATGTCCTCTAACATAATGCTCACCCCTTCTGGCATAAGAATTACCCCTGTCGTAATCCGGCATCATTCTGCCATCATTTGAGCTGTATCTCCCCATGCTGTCACGCTTTCTTCCACGTTCACTGTAATCGTCATTGTATCCGCCACGCATCTCATCAAGGACAGTGTTGTAGTACTCTACTTTCTTATCCCAGTACTGCGTATTCTTGATATCTTTGTACATATCAATCAGTTTGTATGTCATTTCCAAGTTCCCAGTGGTCAGCCCATTATCAGCAATTTTGGACAGCTCGTCTTCGATTCTTGCACATAAGTCTTTAATATCTCTCATAATCACACCTCCTACGCTTCTCTGGTCACAACAATGTTCGCGTTCGCAACAGAAATAGCCTGATCGCTTGTGTTTTCTACCGCGATATTAACGCAGCATCCGCGAGGCACATCAATATAGATGCCAGAGGACACATTATTGTACTGATTTACTGCTGCCGGTGTGGAAATCATCTGGGAAGAAAGAACCGGCTCACCAGAGATTGCAATTGCCAGAGAAATAGCTCCGACAGTACCGCCTGTTGGAATTGCGATATTACCAGAAAAATCCACGAAGAATCTCGCTTTACACTGGTTAGTCAGTCCTCTTAGAGTGATGATTCCGCTTCCCTCTCTGTGCTGAATGCAGTTAGAACCCTTAACTGCTGTATTTGAAAATACTACGTTTCCATTTGCTGCTACAGTCTGAGCAGCTACACTTGTAAATTCTGCCATAATTTTTACCCCTTTCATATCACAAAAGGACAGGTCTCAGCCTGCCCCTCTGTGTAATACGGCATAAGCCGACATTCGAATCAATCGAAAGATACTCTCGATATGAAGTTATCAGCAATTGCATCCGGTGTTGCATCCGCATCCACATCCGTAATATGTGTTCGGATTAGGAACCTGATATGCCGGAATCGGTGCTGGATTGATTGCATTAATGAGCTGCTGTGTCTGTGAAGCCATTGCAGTTGTGAGAAGCGCACTCTGGCGATCCTGAGAAGCGGCACGTCTGAGGTCATTGTTTTCAGCCTGCAGGTTAGAAATCTTTTCATTGCAAAGATAATCGAGAATGGCTCTTGTTCCGGCGTTCTGGCTGTCGATAATGTCTCTTGTGTTGCTATTCATGGTGTTCTGCAATGCACAGGTGTTCTGCGCCATATTGTAGTTTACGCCCTGAATTGCTTCTCTGGTTTCGCAACAGCAGTTCGCAAGCTGCGCCTGGAGTGCGTTGGTGTTCTGCATATTCGCTACAGTATCAGCATTGATTGCCTGCTGGATTCCAAATCCGGTCTGCATGATATTCGTGTTGATTCCGTTAAATCCAGTAAGCATACCGTTGTTCACTGCGTAGAATCCATCGCAGAGACCGTTGTTGATTCCGTCAAGTTTGCTGATTACTGCGGAGTTATCGAATCCTCTCTGAATGTCTGCCTGGGTAGCTGCTGTGGCTGCATATCCGCCGCCGTTGCCATTATTGCCCCATCCGTTGTTTCCCCATCCGAAGAAAGCAAAAATGAATAAAACAATAATCCACCAGCTACCATCTCCGCCAAACATGCCGTCATTATTTCTACCGTTTCCAGTAGCGGCGGCGATATCTGCTAAGCTATAATTTCCATCCATAATATAATCTCCTTTTTTGTGTATTTACATCAATCTGGCCAGATTGTAATGTACTATTTCATATTCTTCAGCAGATTTTGAAACTGTCCTGCCATCTGCTGAACCTGATCAAGCTGTTGCTGAGAAATTTTCCCAGACTGTAACATTTTTTCAACTTCTGCTTTCGGGTCTCCCTTAAAATTCTGTTTAAACTGCATAAACTGCTGTATCATCTGCATTGGCCCGTTTCCCTGCGGCATTCCACCACCAAGCGCATTAAATAATGGATTACTCATCTGCGTTTCCTCCCTTGACTGCTGATTCCTGTGTGGTATTAGCCCTAACAGGTTCAGAAAAAGAATTTAATCGGTTTATGATAGCTTCGTATTTGCCTTTTAAATCGTCGTATTCCTGTCGTGTGACGTATTTACTGTCCATGTTCTGAGCAGGCTGTTTAGGTGGCATCTGAGTGCCTATTTCGTGATACTCAAACGTCCGTAATGGCTGTGGCATACCGGAAACGTCTGTGGATTTTATATAGAACTTTTCGCTTTCTGAATCCATCAGCAAAACACTTGTTCCGGGTGCTACCAGATAGGATTTTGCACCTACTTCGCCAGATACCCACAGGATTCCATTGTTATTCTGCTGGGGTTGCTGTACTGGTTGAGCCGGCATCTGGACAGGCTGTTGCTGAAATTGGTTCATCTGTCCCGGAACACCAAAACTATATTGATAAGGATTGTTATATAATGCCATCTTATGCACCACCTTTCTGATTATATTTTTACATAGATGTATCAATCTAAAAAGTTCAAAAAAGTATCGAAAAAGTATTGACATACCACCAAATTGGTGGTATTATATAATCATCAAAGGAACGGAGGAAACAGAAATGAAGAAATACAACTTATCAAAAATCATGAAAAGAGCATGGGAACTGGTTAAAAAATCTGCAATAACAATTTCCTCCGGTCTTAAGAAAGCATGGGAGGAAGCGAAAACAATGGAACAAAAATTAGTTGAACTCGTCGGAAGCCCAAAACAGATTGCATGGGCTGAAGATATAAGAAAAAACATGATTTCGTATTTATCTGCTCTCGTTAGAAAATACGAAGCTGAAGACAGACCTGCTCGCGCAGAAAAAAGAGCTAAAGATATGGAGATTCTTAGCAACATCAAAGAAGCTTCATGGTTTATCGAAAATCGCAGTTATGCCGTATATTCTACAAATTATGATTCAAACGATTTAAGCGAATTAATGGCGAACCGAAATGAAATGAATTTATATGAGCGTATACATAAATATGTCAAAGAACATTGATAGAAAGGGGGACGAAATGTATGTATAAATATAATCAATCTGAATTTGAATCCATGATGGATGAATTAATGCATGATTTCAAGAAAGGCTGCGGAAAATCTGAAGCCGAACTTGATGTAGCTTACAAAATCTTAAATCCCTCTCCTGTCGGTGGGTTTGTCGACAGCCTCGTTAAAATGGATAAAGATTATAGCACGAATCTATGGGAGATCAAGCGAAAACAGATCAAAAGTTTTATACCTGAATGCGACGGATACCAGTTAGACGATATCGTGGCCTATTGCCGTGCGAAATTCTTTAAAGAAGAAGTCGGTCGTATCATATATGATAATTCTATCGCTGAAGAATGTGATGTTTGTGTATATGCGGACGGTACTATATTAAGTCCGGAATGGCCATATTTATGTGCAAAAGTATATGTGAGTATTAAATGGATTGACGAAAATAAAACCACTTACACCCGTATTTTCCCATCCGCGGTAGGATTCATGTCTTACAAAATAAAAGGATCTATGGAAGATGATCTGAAGCAAAAAGAAAATATGTCCACCATGGAAATGCGTGAACGACTAAAAGTATCTCGAGCAGAATTCTCAAGGAGGTACAACATACCGATTAGAACGCTCGAGAACTGGGAATCCGGAAAGAGCAAATGCCCGGATTATGTGAGACAGCTGTTAGAGCGAGCTGTCTTAGAAGATTGCGAAGTGAAATAGGAGGCGTGTAAAATGATTAAGAGAGTAAAACTTGAAACCATTTATAAAATGGCCAAAGAAGATAATGAGGAAATAAAAAATCGTAAACTTTTCCCGGACGGATGGGATGAAAAAGTCTACGATTATTATAACAAATTGTCGAAAGATTCATACGACGTTGAAATGTTCATGGGATTTCTGAGTGGCGAAGATTCTCCGCTAGAAATGGCGTACGCATACAGGAGAAACATGTATATCATGTTATATACGATGAACGCAACAGATACAATGGCATTTGTGGACAGCGAATACGATATATTTTACATCGTGTCAAAAGACGGCGACGATTATAACAGCTGGGAATGGTGTTTCACAAACAATATTGACCCGATCAAATACAGGGGCGATGACGGAGATGAGCCGGTCCCGGAATGGCTCATAAAAAAATACGAAGAACAAATAAAATCAGAATAAAAATAAGCCCCTGAGAGATAATCCCAGGGGCTTATTGTCGTCTTAACACACTTTAATTATTTTATTATTCACCCTCCGGCTTAATCGTTTCGCCGTGGATATACTCACGTTCATCTGTTCGGCGCAATATTCAAGAGTGTATTCCTTACATCTCAACCGGAACAATCTTTCTTCATCCGGTGTAAAATTGCACTCTAACAAGAACCTGTCTATATCTTTCTTAGTGAATACATATAACTTCATGAGCATACCCCTTACTAATGCTAACGTTGATTCTGTGCAAGATAATTTGTAAGCTTCTGTTTTGTTTTTTTTAATTCTTCTACATTATTCCCACTGATCTGACTATCCAGCATGGTCGATAGCACTTCCAGAATCAACGAATCACGCTCTGCAATCCTCTGAAGACTCTCGTAATCTCGTTTGTCATGTTCTTCCAGTGTCTCTACTCGCTTATTGAGTCGAAATGCCGGTGTAATCCACTTAAAGATTACGGCTGCCGCCCCTCCGACAATAGACACCCCTCCGCAGATTGAGAGGAATATTTGTACAAATTCTGATATGCTCATTTATTCTCCTTTTCCCAGTAATATACCGGGATCTCATTTCCGGAATCCCATGTATCGAAATATTTGCCATCCTGCACTGTCACCACATGACCATCTATACAGAGAATGTATGTGCCTGTTGGATGATCTGCGCAAAAGTCATTGACTGTATAAATATATCGCTCCGACTGCTCAATCAGTTTTCGCCTGTATCCATGCTTATAGAGGTACGCTCCCCAGACATAATTTGCGCTCGGCATATCTGACAGAGTACATGCCTGTATCATTAATCCGGCGAATACTGTTTCCCAGTCGAAGCCAGTTGCTTTACATATTGCCCGGACAACGCAATCTCCTGTTCTCTTATCCTTAACAGGATTTGGATTGAAATATTCCCATCTATCCATCAGTCAATCCCCTTTGCTGTTTTATAGCGTTTTGCCGCTCCTCTGGCTTTAGCGGCGTTCTGGCGGTTCCACTTCGCGATCATGAGCCGGTCTTGCAGTTCCCTCAGATCGTTCTGCTTGCAGTAATCTTTATATGTAGCATTTTGTTTTTGGAGAAGAAAAGACTTCCGGTCAAGGTCTTGCTGAAGTGCGAACCTTGTCTGTTCATCCTTACAGTTATCAACCGCCGCTTGCAGTCCAAGGACTTCACGCTTCGTCTTGCGGATTCTCCGTTCATAAGTACGTTGCCGCTGTTCTTTTTCGTACTGTTTACCTTTGTCGGCTTTGTCCTGTGCTGATAGTTCTGCATAAGGATTAAATTCTCCATCACTGGCTCCAAAGCTATGCCGACAGTTGACCCCTGACAATCCGCTTGCTGTTCCATACCCAGTCAATGAGAACGGCGGAAATTTCTTGCTCTTACCAGAACGAGAGTATATCTTGCCTTGCCACCATGAGTGGTTTCCCGGATTCTCGCCGCCGTCACCTGTTCTGGCTCCTATGTGTGCACTGACCAGAATTAAGTCCCAGTCCATTTCTTCCATGCGTTTTAGGGATATATCTCCGGTAGCCTGTGCCACACCAGTTCTGACAGAACGCGCTACTGCGGTTTCGATGGTGTCTTTTCTACCAGATTGATACGTGACGGTAACACCATCTGATACAACGTTATTAACTGCTTCTTTAATGGCTTGCGTATACCCAACCGCCCCAGTCATTACATGATTATATGCAAGGTCGCATTGCTCGATATATAGCCTCTGAGCGGCACTTGCGGTTGTTCGTGTGAAATTCTTCCACTCGCCCATGGTTGCAAGCATGTTGCGCTCCATGAGCCTTATCATTGCTGGGGACTGTTCGAGCGGTACAGGGCTTAATCCTGCCGCCTTGTATATCTTATCATCATAATCGAGAGCAGTGATTCCGGCATCTTCAAACGCTTCAAGAAGTTCCTGTTGTTCACGTTTGGTATATTTGGATAGTTCTGCTAGAATGTCCTCTAGCAGTTCGCCAGATTCCTGTAACGTTCTAATTCTCCACGCATCAGCATTGGTCAGAATATAGTCCTCACCTCTGCCGATTCTTGCCATCATCCGCGATACGATCTCAGAGATGATGTACTGATGCAGTTCTTCTGCAATTTGTTCGCTGCCCTCTGTTATCCGGCGTAAATATTCTGGGCTTAACATAATTACTCATCTCCAAACAGTTTCGGTTCGTCTGGCTGGGCTTCTTTGACCATTGCTTTCGCTTCATCCTCTGTCATTCCTTCGAATTTCACGAAGTACATCCAAGCCGGTACTTTTCCAGTTGTCACATACTGCCACCATCTAGCACGGTCGTTTTCACGCACATACAGAATATCGCCAAAGTCGTAATTGACTTCATAAGCCCCAACCGGTGCAAGCCCGTACAGGTCAGCGTAGACGTTCAATGCGTAAATAACTTCATCTAGGCAAGACTCTAACTTATCCCTCACGTCTTTGATGAATTGGACTGTCCTCTGCTGTTCCGCTTCTACTCCTGTAGCTGTCTGAATGCCGCTAGATTCGTTGAAAACAAAATATCCATTAGAGAATCCAATCTTGTACCCCAACTGGCTTAAAAGGGCATTTATGCCACTTATACGGATATCTGTGTTAAGTTGTGGATTGATTTCTTGATAAAACTCTTTCTCGTCCTGTCCGAATACATTCTTAACAAAGTGCGGTAAGTTCATCTCATTCCGTCTGTTCTCCATGCCCTGTGGTGACATAGCTGCTACAGGTGTACCACTTGGCATCAGCAGTCTATCATCTGCCAGAACGATCTTCTGTGAATCAAAAATCTCTCCGGCATTACGACTGTATGCAATGTCGAGATCTTTTAGTTCTTCGATAGCTTCGGCAAATATCGGAAGTCCAAGTGGCGTACTGATATCCACATTGTTCGCCTGCGGCGTCCGCAGCACTCCATACAGAGGTCCGTCCAACTTCTCCCCGTTTGCTTTAAGAATCGGCGGTGTATCTGCCATGAGGTCCGCCCATTTGGTCTGTTTAAGGTCAATCTTGTCACCGATTGACTGAGGGGATTTTGATACATAGGCTCTGTTAGAAACGTAGTACGGATAGGTTGTCACACCATCTATTGTAGTCTCAATAAACCTGTGATATTCAAGCCGTGTATAGTATTTCTTTCCGACAGTATAAGAATCCTTAAATATAATCCCCTTTATTTCCTGATTGTCGTAATCTACAATCATCACATCTGCCGGCGTAAATATGTCAAGGCTCTCACCGTTCGGTTTGATGAATACCGTTCCATAAGCACAGCCATATTCTACCCAGTGGCGAATCTGAAAATACACCTTGTCGATCTGTTCCTGAAGCCATGTTGCCCTTGTGGAGCCGTCTATCTGAATGCCAATTGCCAGTGTTGCGAGCCGAGCTGTCTCTGAGCAGACAGATTTAGCAAAATTAATCGTCTTGATATTATCCTTATCATCTAACCAGTCTGGTGCACCTCTGTAGATGTTCGCACATCGGTTAATCAGTGCTTCCATCTCTGGGAATTCTGCTGCCTGGATATTAAAATCCTCTTCGGCTTGTTTTTTGAATATCATGTTAAACCACCTTTTTAGTGTTGTTATAAGTCCCATTTAATCTACCTTTTAAAATCCATCCATCTTACAGAAGTATCTCGCACAATAATGTCTTCATATTCTACAACTTTTAAGATTTCGTTAATGTCAGATGATCCATATATTTTTAAGCCGATGCTTAAGAATTTATTTATTTTATCTGAAAAATACCTATCTAACATTTTATGCACTGTTCCCCCTTCTCATCGACAATGGACTTGTCGCATACCTGAGAGAATCTATCCAGTGATCGTTACCATCTGGATAATCTGCGATAACTTCTCCATTGCTATCTACTTCGTGCTCATAATTAATAATTTCCTTGTATGCTCTAGGCGTTCGTGCCGGATCAATAACTAATGTTCGGCACTGTAACCACTCAAAAGTATATTTGCGGCTTCCCGGTGTAACAATGGCCCTACGTGCTGGAAGCCCTGCATCTCGGAAGTCAATAATACTTTCTTCTTCATCAACTCCGCAAGATATTGAATAATCATCATATCCCTTTTGTTTTATCTGGCCAGCCATTGCTGTATTTCGAATTTTACATCCGCCAAGTTCATCCAGCAGGATAACTTTGTCCTGACTAGGTACATAAGCCACACGGAGGAATGCTTTAGGATCTGGATACCACCCCCAGTCCTGCCCCTGGTAGATGCTTTGATACTTCTGAATTTCTTCATCTGTAATTGTTCGAATTTCCAACAATTCAAAAATATTCGTACCAAGTCCAACAGGAAGTCCAAGATATTCATGGTCGTAAGCTCTCTGATTTGTCTTTCTTAAATGCTCCGCATCATCAATGAATTGCTGCCCAAGCCATTCAACAGGAACTGATCTGTAATCACTCTTATGCCTGTAGCTGTCGTCTCGCAGTTCTTCTACATACATATTCGCCCAGTTACTCCGGCTAATTGGCGGATTGAATGTCTTAAATACAACAAACTTACTGCCACCTCGAAGGACTGACTGCTGCACTGTACGAATTTCTTCAATGCCCGAAAATTCGTCAAGTTCCTCGAACCAGAGATACTTGAAATATCCCTTGCTTGCTTTAATAGATTTAGTCTTTTTTGCCTTGTCCAGTCCTCTGAATATGATTTTCTGTCCAGTAGGCTTATAAGTGTACTGCATAGGGCTTACACTGATGTCCCATAGTTCATTGACTCCGAGTGCGTCAATTCCCCATGCTATCTGTTCATAAACGGATTCTCGAAGTGTATTTCCAACCTTACGGAAAATAACAGCATTTGACATTATGCTGTTCTCTGCGTCCTGCATCATCAGGAAAGGAATCATAACGCCTACAAAAGATGATTTAGTTGATCCACGTCCACCATACAAATCATAATAGGTGTGTTTTCCGTCCAAAATGTCCCAGAATACATTGTAAAAGGCAGGAGCTATAATTTCATTCAGATTAATTGGATTCTCATTCATCCTGTTTCTCCGGCCTTGGAATATTATTTACAATCGTAATCTTTCCATCTCCAGAATCATCATTTTTCTTGTCAGCATCCCATCCCTTAAAATTATTTCTCAAGCTGAACTGAGCACCATTTGAACCGTCACGATCAAATAGTCTTTCCTCTGCGTACTGTTCCACTCTGGCTTTCGCGCGCGTAATCGTGTCAACAAACTCTGGTTTTGCTTGATAGTTTAAAAGAGCCTGTCTGCTTGTAAATCCAAGGGCCAGAGCAAGCCCTGTAACGGTCGGAGGGTGAACGTCTACAAAAACGGGAGACCCAAATTTATTAAATACTTGTTTGCCTTTGCTATCAGTCAAAGGATATCCTTTACAATCCTCAAAATATTTTTCGATTTTTTTTTCGATTTCACCCACCGTTTTATACATGGGTGGTTTTCCCATTAGTATTCCCACATTCTCACCTCCAGACATAAAACGCCCTAGCATAGTTATAGTTATATATATACTATAATACCATACTAGGGCGCACATAGCTCTCTACCACTTTTATAAATTTTTAAGTTTTTTTTAAAGTCTGCCAATCAATTTGGCCAGATGATAATATTCCGCCATGACCTTGCGCTTATATCCATAGAAGTCATTTTCCGTTGCAGGAACCGCCCTGATCTTTTCCATTGTTCGATATCCAATGCTATTCACAATACTGTCATAGATTTGTGATTCAATGCCGGGCGCATATTTGATAGATACCTGTAACAGATTGTATTTATCGCTTTCGCTAAGATTCCGCAAGTGGCTTTGTAATGTCGGTATATCGTCCGGTGGTACTCCGTAATCACTCAATGTTGCCTTTCTCAGTTTCATTTATTTCACCTTCTTCATTTAAGTTCCAGTCACATGGTATGCCTTGAAAACATTCTGGGCAGTGTTCGTAGAATCCGCAGCCTCTGCAATCTGCTGGCTGTCCAGTGCAATATTGCTGTAGTACGTGGTATGCCGATATAGCAAGGTTTGGCGTTATGTCTGGTGTAGGTTTGCTATTCATTTCTCCATCTCCTCCAGTTTCTTTACCGTTTTCCTGTAATCTCTGTTTGCAGACCGAAACATCATCAGAAGTATTTCAGATACAGGCCTCGCTCTGTTGGCTCGTTTGGCTTTCTTGGCACATATAAGTTCGTTTCCTTCTGGGACATATATTCCTACATGATACGGGATTTTCAAAGATACTGTTGCAGCTAATTCCCCTGGCATAACCAAATAATTGTAATCTCCAATGAAATTCAATCCATGGCCAGATTTGAAATCTTCAATAGATGACTTGATTTCATAGCAATAGCAATCACCTTTTTCTATCCCGGAAACACTATTGTTCACTGGAACAAATTTCATATAGTCCACTCTAACTGCATGGTTTGTAGAATAATCAAACGTCACCTCTTTTGCCCAGTAGATACGAGGATCGTTGTTCGGATTGATTTTCTTTTCAATCATGGTTGATAATTCTGCCGTAATCTCAGGCCTTGTCATTCTCCATCTCCTCCAACTTCTTCTCAGCATCTTCGCGGGTGAGGAATATAGATTCTCCAAAATCACATTCTCTAAAGTATGCCACAATAAAACTATTCGTTACTTTTGCATAAATTCTGAATTGTTCTCCAGACGCATAATAAGATACGCTTGATAAAAAAGATTCATATACTTCATATTCCGCATCTCCATCATATTCATCATAACCAAACACATTAATTGGCGATGTTACCACCCAAACCGTGTCTCCAACCTTACACGGTAATCTCACAAGCAAGCCCTGTTCTTCTGCATTTCTCCACGCTCTAATTTCTTTTGCCATTTCTGCTTTAGACATTTTTAAAGGCTTAAATTTAGGCTTTAATAATTCCTCTCCTGTCCACCCACTATTGATTCTGCCTGTAAAAGCATTTTGTGAAATTCCAATTTGTCTTGCCCATTCAGAAGTTGTTTTCGTTACCCCGTTTATCGTTACATAATTATTATTTCTTCTATTGTTCGCCTGTTCTTCTGGTGTTGCCCACCGACAATTATTAGGTTCGTAATTTCCATTTACGTCTATTCGATCAATGCTGCGCCCTTCTTCCCATCCATTTTCAACTGCCCATTTTTGGAAATTGCTATGTCCTTCTTTTTTATCCATCCACTCGTCACAAACTTTAATGCCACGTCCACCATAATCTTTATAAAATTTTTCTTCTGGATTATAGCAACGTCTTTTCATATCGCAAAGCTTTTGTTGCAAAATATGTCGTTGCTTTTCTGTTAATCTCTCCATCTACTTCACCTCTTATCGCTTACTTTTTATCGCTCGTTTTCATCGCTTGTTTCTGTAATTTCTCTTAAGCAGGCATTCCAACCAATCTTGAAAAGTGGCTCGAAATCTCCAAGTTTCCGGTCTTTCTCGTTATCGAATTTCTTTGGCAATGGCTTCAGTGGACACCATTCAGGTCTTGATTTACTTTCGCAATCATAATGTTCTTCTGTCATCAGAATTACATCATAATCTAAACAGTCAGCTAATTCACACAAACCCTCATATTCAAGATCGCCACAGTATGCAGTTCCGAACGGGCAATCATAACAGTTTCTGGGCGTATCAACCGCTAATACTGATTTACTCATATAGTACCTCCTGCAATCTCATCAATACACTGGTTCCAGCTCTCCACAAAGCTAGCATCAGACGTATTAGCTGGATAGTCTCCATTATCTTTTTCTGGCAAATCTATAAGTGGACACCAATCGGGTTTAGATTGACAATATCCGTATATACAGTCAATTAGTTTCATGTCATTTTCACTATCGCCATTTGTTACATAGCAATATGCATATTTTTTACTTCCTATACCGTATTCTTGACAAAATATACAATCTACACAAGTTTCTGGTGTATTCACTATTACTATTGACTTACTCATACGCTTCACTTCCTCTCAGCATCAGGCTCAAAGTATTGTACCCCGGGCAAGTCCTGACTCCGTTTCTGGTATCTCTTAACAGCACGTAGTACGGATATAATGCCATGACCTCATAGACGTGTTCTGTGACATCCTCGCCGCGCTGGTCGATGTATTTAAAACACTTTCCCGGTCTGAGAAAATATCTTGCACATACATATGCTTTTGTTCCGATTCTTACGCTTGCACTACTCATTTGTGTTCCTCCTTCGCTAACTCTGGGTTGTCGAAAATGTTTCCAACTGGTATAGCGTATACCATGTCAATCCAATATCCTAAATCTTTTCTAAGGCATTTGTCGCCCGTCCAATCTACATAGAATCCGACATGTTCTGTTTTCTGAGAATCAAAACAATTTTGATAATATCCATATTTGATTGGAGCATAGATTTCTCCGAAATGATATTTGATAATGTCGTTTTCCCAGATTTTGCTTCCATTTTTGTCACAAAGTCCTGTGAACTGGCAGAGGGTTTCTGGATCAATTTCCACACATTCCCATCTTACATGATTGTCTACATACAAGATTAAATGTCTTTTACCTAAAAGGTCATATTTTTTCACATAATATCCCTCGACCCATTCGGCATTATCAACTCTCTTTGCCTTAAAAAGAATCTCTCTCATTCAACTCCACCACCTTTCACGATTTCATCAATTGTTGTATCCCCTTCTATGCAATATTTTTCAAATAAATAATCTTCCAACTGCTCTACAACCTTATCCACATCAAAAACTGTCGGCTGTTCGTCAATAACTGCACCTATTGCAAAATCCATATCCGAACTTCCAAGAGAGTCAATTATTTTGTCTGCATCAATTAACCGCATTTATTTTTCCTCCCATACTCCCAACAACCTCATTCTCTCATACAGTACAGCGACGGTCTTGCGTCTGTATCCGTAGAAGTCTTTTGGGTTCATCGGGATATATCTTTCTTTGCTGATTTTCCTGTAGCTTTTCCGGTGTGGGATATTCTCAATAACCATATCCGCTATCACCGTGTTCTTCGGGCAAGCTGACAAGGCGGCACTGGAAAGCAGATATCCGTACTCTGCCGGTAAGTCTTTCAGCATCGTATTCAGTTTTTCAATGTCCTCTGCCGGGATCCCGTAATCTTTCAGCTTTTTATTCCTTGTCAGCATACCGTTCTCCTTTCTATTCGTCTGGGTGGCGCTTGTCGTACATGATCGCTACGCACACAAGACCAACTACTCCAAATATGGTTCCAAGGGTGAATCCTAACAAGAATGTAATCATACTTCCACCTCCGAATCCTCTGGTATCTGAAAGACCATATTCTTTTTAAAGCTTTTTAAAAGTTCTCCAAAACCATTGACGTGAATATCGTTTGATTCTACAATTGCTCGATGTCCTGTAAATCCTGTCAAAAAAGTACAAGCAATTTTATATTCTACATAGGCTTCCTGAACCATATCCAGTACTTTCATGGCTTTTTCTTTTGCGGAATATCTTCCAACCATGAGTGAGCCTGTGCCATCTTCGACATAGATATCTTCACTATCCTTTTCAGGAAACGCTGATACTGTGCAAATATTGTCGAAATTTACAATCATTCTTTTATCCTGACTTCTGATTAACATTTTGCGTCCTCCTTATAATTTTCGATCGCAGCTATCTTATTTTCGTACATAGCGATCGCTTTTTTGAGTCTGCTGATTTCAACGTTATATTTTTCTAAAAATTTATCTTTTACAAACTGATAATTCGGTACTGTCAACACAATGTACGGCGTTGAATGATCAGAAATTGTTCCGATATCTTCCTTTTTCACATACCCAATGTAGATTCTGTCTGGAAATCGAGTTACTGCTTTGTAGGTTTTTGGCTTCTCAATCACCTCGCACTCCTCAACTCTAATCTTGAAAACGTAGTCTCCTAATGTTTTGGTTTCTGGATTGTATTCTCTGTCGCTGTCTAAAATGTAGAAATACAATTTCATTTTGCGTCCTCCTTGTTTACTCTTTTATTCCATGCTTCAACGAATTCTTTGTAATCCCATGTGCCCGGACAAAAATCTAATCCGCATTCGCAGTGAATACTTATCGGATGACCTCCACTGTCAGGGTCGTAAAAAGATGGCTTCCAATCTCTTTCTGGAATATACATATCTTTGTCTGTATCTATCTCTTTTCCACAAAACGGACAAGGTTTTAATTTTTCCATTGTCATCCTCACTTTCCCCATGTGAGTAACTGAAATGCTATTGTGCAGTCCTCCATGATTTCTGTGTTAATATTTCCTCTATCTGGTTCTAATTCATCAAGAAATGCTCCGTTTATGCAACTATGACCAATTTCTCGCTCCTGTCTGGCTCTGCGTTCGAAAACCTCTGGGAAATCTACTCTGATTTTATTCCAGTAGCCCATTCTGCCTTTCGGGCAGCCTACGCAATTATTGTTCCCTTTATGTAATTTCTTTCACACCTTTAAATTACAACCTCGGTTTACCGAGGATTCGTTATTCCTTTCTATGTTTAAACTTCATTTTTCTCCTATCCAAATGCTACCTGCCCGTTATTCTGCGGGATTCTTTAATACAATCCCTAACTCTTCTTTAATAGCGTCTACATAATCAATCCATTCTGCCAGACCGTCATTGATATAATCGGCAGCCCGGTCAAGTCCATTTCTAAATCTCTGACAGCGTTTCTCGCCAAAACCGAAATCATCATGCAGAACGGCGATTGACAATATTACAAATGAATCCGCTATAACCTCTTTTATCTTTTCTGACGCTTTATCAAGGTCTTTTACTGCCAGAGAGGTATGTATTCCAGTCACACCCCGGAACTTACATTCTTGTTCGAGGGCTTCAATCCCGCCCTGTTTGACAATTCGTCTGGCAAGGTCAAGCCCGTCTTCCCTGCCTCGTTCATATTCACGCATTTTATTCATTGTGTTAGACCTCTACTCTTTTTTAGTTTTTCCATCCAACAGCTCTCCTTATCTTCTGAGTCAGAATGTCAAACTGTAAGAATAATTCCCTGTCCTTACATTTCCTTGCTTTTATGTCACAGTCGTAATCATTTATTTGGTATTTCCCTTCTAACAGATCGCCATTATCCAGATATCTTTGAAAGACTCCTTTAGAAATCCCGAACCGTTCCAAAATCTCTATTCTGCTCATACTGTCGACGAATGTACCATCTGCTGCAACAATGTCATAAAGTTTCATCTTGTCTCCTTACTTATCTTTCTTATTCCGTACCCAACCGGAGTATATGCCCTGTCGGTACTGGGATGGTTCGTCTTGAGCAAACCATCATCAACCAGATTATTGATATGTTTCCAGACCGTAGCTCTCCCGGCATCCACCCTTTCAGAAATCTCTGTAATTGACGGTGCATATCCAACCAGTTTGATATAACTGATGATATACATATAAATTTCTTTTCTGAGAGCCTGTCCCTGCTCATATCTGTTCTTTGTGTTGTGCATTCTTTATCAATCCTCTCTGTTTAGAATCTAATAGCTTATTAAAAGCAACTAGACAATTCTTAATAAACTGTTTATCATTATTATCAGGGCACATTTCCGCATACTCTCCAAGTTCTATCAGACGATCAGTGGCCTGCCTGGAATATTCGTCTGTAAGTTCAACTAAATAGAAATCTTTTATAGCTTTCCAGAATTCAGTCATGAATTTTTGAATATACGGAATATCCTTTGCTTCTACTTTTATTTTTACCGTCTCCTTTGAATATTGTATACAATATACTGTATCTGTCTCTTATACACATCTCCGAGCCCACGAGACTAGGCATGATCTCGTATGCCGTCTTCTGCTTGAAA